AAGGTTTATCTTTTGCTCAAAGGTTTGTTGACCTGTAATAAATCTCTCCGTAACACTGACAACCCCCTTAAGAGCATCAGCGGTCTGCCCTAGCCCTTCAGCCAACCTGCTATTCATAGCCAACTGGTCCCCTACCACCTTGGATAGGCTCAACATACCGCGAGACAAGCCCACTAAAGCTAAACCGTTATCGGTTAGCGCTTTAAGATGCTTTTTGGCGCGACGCTTTTCGTCGCTCTTCGCCTGCACATCTTTTGGATCTTCGTTTGCTATCTTTTTTAGCAGATCGATGATTCTCTCAAATTGCTGGTCGTTTGGGGAAGTGTCAACCATATTAAACCTCTACCTTATGTAGTGCGCGAACCTTATTTACGTTATACGTCCTGACACAGCAGGTAGGGTCCTCTTCGGAGAACGCTTTAATCTCACCGAACGAGACGGAACCCACACGACGGTTCCCGAATTTGTTGACGATCTCTTTTTTTATCTCTGGTGGAAAATCGTTAAGATTGACGCCATTAAAATAGGTACCTCCTTTATCGGCGACCCATTTTGGAGAAATCATAATAATTAAAGGTTGGGGATCGGTAGCCGTACGAGACCGATATTCGAAGGTAAATAAACAGCCTTCAGCAACCCCTGAGGGTTGAAATTCGACTTGCTCCGTCGTGGGTAGCGTCTTGGTTGTGCCCAAAAAGGTGGTTTTTAAAATTTTTTCCATTTTATCTGTCAGAATTGGGAGAGGTTTTACTATATTATATATAAAATATAAATTATGGATGATTCTATACGTCTTAGTGAGTTCATGGAACAAGTAAACTACTGTTTATCTTTAAAGTTTAAAGAAACATGGAGATACAGGTTTTCTACACACTTCATAGAAATATTTCAAGAAAAAGTTCTAAAGTCTATAGAAACACAAAGACCTCTTAAGTTATCTACCCTTGTATCTGCTTATACCAAAAAACATAAATACAGTATCACAGAAGTTAAAAACTTCTTTGAGTTAATCGACATACAAGATTACTACCCTCTAATCTATGAAGACCCTAAGTATTTTGTTATGAAGGAAGAAGTGGTTTCCTAGAGTTTAACTAAACTCAATCTCTATTTCCCTCAGACCCGAGTCCCGAGGGGAACCTTTTTCTTTTTAGCCTTTTTGGCTTTAATAGCTTCATTATACTCGGCTAAGTGAGTAGCAGGGTTTAGTTTTGGACACATACTCTTAAACCCACACCAGTCACAATACTGGTTCATTTGTGGAAAGAAGTCACCCTTTTTTTTCTTCCTAATCTCCCAAATCTTCTGTGTCAGCTTCTTCATGTACATTAAGACATGAGGCTCAGAAAATTTAACATGAACTAATTTGTCCATGTGGGGGTAGTAGTGAGATAGCGTAACTGACGCAATAGGTACTGTGTACAGGACAGATACAGCGTAAGCGTAAAGAAGCATTTGTGGGTCGTTAAACAACTCTCTCTTTGTAGAGGCTCTTTTACTGGTCTTGTAGTCAATTACAAGGTAACCACCGTCTTTACTTTTTACGACACGGTCAATAATACCGTTTACTGCATACCCTTGTTTAAGCTCAACCGCAAACATCTGCTCTGTTGAGATTTGCTCACAGGAAGAAAGAGAGTTATTGAACTTAAAGAAGTTGTTAATACACTTCTCGATTTTAAGTTCTCGCTCTTTATCGAAAGTATAGTTAGGGCGTAAGATTTCTGCGATCTCGTTTAGTTCCTCAGGGGAGGTGCTTGCTACGCCGTCCTCGAAAATCTTATGGATATAAGAGCCGAACTGTAGGGCGTCTGTATTGGTAGACTTTTCTGGCAAATAATCGACGTACTTGAATTTGTACTTCAATTTGCACTCGTCGTAGACTTTGATCTTACTGGGTGATACCTTGTTTATAAACATACTTTCAGTCTTTCCCCATTATTATAGCGTTTTTTCTGGATAATAACGCGTTTTTTTGTGGATCCTTTTCCCTATTATATAGTTAATGCTCGTACCCGCCTCCATTATCAAAACCTACCTGTCGGAGCACTTTCCAGAGTCCCAGCAATCAGGTAGAGAATTCCGAATAAATTCGATTTTTACCGACGATAATAAACAGAAATTATATGTGAATCTGGATACGGGGCTGTGGACCGACTTTAAGTCTGGTGAGCAAGGTAATCTGATCCACCTCGTATCCCACATTGAGAATGTCCCCTACTCGTCAGCCCGTAACTTCATGAAAAGAAAGGCTTTCGACGCGGGCGCTAGTTTATTTAATGTGTCTACTTTGAACGTCGAAAACAAGCCGATTGAGGTTTCCCGTACGATAAAAAAGGATAGCCGGGAATGGTTGGAAGTTAACCCAAAAAGTGATATTAATTCTCCAAGCAATCTTAAGAGATTAGCATCTAAATTTGCGATTGACCGTAAACTATCATCCTTTAAATTTTTTGTGGGTCGGACGGGACGGTATTTCCAACGTATTATTATTCCCTATTTTACCACAAAAGGAGATGCCTTCTATTTCCAGGCTCGTACCCTAGTTAAACGTGACCCTAAATACTTAAATCCCAGTAAAGGTCTTTACGGCATCAAAACCTCCGAGATTCTGTATCCATACGACAAAAACAAAGGATATGTGATAGTTGCAGAAGGTCCCTTAGATGCGATGACCCTTCGTGCTGCGGGATTTAACGCTACCTGTACCCAGGGCTGTAAGATGTCTACAGTACAAGCTAAGGAGCTTAAAGGTAAGAAGGTAATACTTGCCTATGATAACGACGAAAGTGGACGAGACGGCTTCTATGAGGCTCGTAAGAGACTTCTGTCTCAACGCACGAATGACATCTACTCCCTTAGACCTCCTAAGGAACACAAAGACTGGAACGACTTCTGGGTAGCTTCTAACAGAATAGATTTTGAGGCGTATGTGCACTCTAATATTTTTAAAGCAGATTGGGAGCTAGACGCTATCTCACTATTAACTTAAATTTGGGGCTATATATGGTTTCTTCGGCTACATCATACTTAACCGATATTTCGTAAACTCCACGTGCTCCCCCTAACAAATCGCCTTCGAAGTACGCAGTTATTGTGTTAGTGTCCCATAAATATGAAATTTGACCGTCCGAACTCACTAGGGTAGTACTCGCTGTATCAGCGAAATCAGCTATCATAACTCTATTCGAGAGAGCTGGACTATCATTTAGCTTAACAATTCTCATAGCTGCGTTAGTTATGAGCGCACCCGTCTCTATTAAATTACGCAAACTCTCTTTAATTGGCTCATTATCTACGACTAACGCTGTCTTTACTTGGACACGCTTTTTGCTGCCTAATTCAATATACCGCTGAACCAGTTTATTGGTAGTAGTTACCTCCAAAGGCTCCGTTACCGCAAAAGTATTAGCGGTCTCCATATTGAATGTGTTTACGTAAATCTGCGCTCTTGATCCTTCCGTCTGAACAACAGTCCAAATATCAAGATATCCTCCTGTTGCAGATGCGGTATTGTTGTATTGAGGATCCCAGTTCTGAGAGGGTGCGCTATTCTTAAAATAAGCGCCACTCGGTTCTAAGATAACGACAAAGTGACCATTTTTTTCTTTAAAAATAGCAGATGCGGCAAACCTTCTATCACCAGTGTAGTTGGTTTCCATATCCATCGCGCTCATATTCGCATCAAACCCGATTCTGTCCCCGCTACTGTTCCTTTTATAGTTATGGAACAGCATATTGGTAGCTACTGAACTAACCAGACCGTAGTTTGCATCTCCCGCCGTCCTGTTTACGTATGGATCTGCGGTACCAAATGCGGTATTAGGAAAAATATGTACCGAGCACACCTGAAAAGGGTCGATTAACGCTCCTGTGATGTAGTTATAAAAATCTAGTTGTGCTGGAACGAGGGGGCTGGGGCGTTCTCCGCGCCGGATAACTGTATAACCGTTGAATGTTGTCATGTCTTATTTATTTAGGGAGGCATAGGACTCTTTTTCTCTTTGATTCTCCTCAATTAATAAGTCCGTAAACTCCCCCCGCTCTATGGCGGTCATAAACATTATATCCTGGTAACTGAATCCCGCGTGTTTTACTAAATAGTAAGCCTCTTTCGCTAGATTGGAGATTCGTGCATCTAGCTCACTGAGAAAAAAGATTCAGAAAACGGAATAAGACTTTCGGTAATGGTACTACAGTTGGCGCACTCATAGGACATCGATTTATTCATACCATAATAATCTTTAGTCACAGATTCACGGAAAAATGCGACATCTTTGACCGTAGTCGCCTCAAAAAAACCTTTAATTACTTTGTGTTCACTGTATTTACCTACTGATAAAGCAAATCGCCATAGATTGTCGATTAACTTTTCTGCACTTTCCAGATAAATTTCATCTTTACAACGGGGAGTGACGAACCTAACCTCTTGCCCAGAGTCGGGTAACGTTACAGTTATAGGTTCTTTGTAATCATCTTCCACATAGGTAACTGGAACCTCGGAAATCTTAACCGTTAGCTGGTTGGCGCTTTCGCATTCCTCGCATTCAGTCTGAATAGTGTAGTCATCTCCGTAAGAAATCTCTCTTAATTTAAATAAGATATAATTTTTATCCTCCAAGGTCATAGATTGGTGATCTAGTCCTTCTACACATTCTCCAATTAGAGTATTAATAACTTTTGTCCCATGAGCACCATTTTTAATGCTACGCAACTTTCTTTCTTGAGCAAACGTGAAAGGTTTAATCATGATACTTTCACCACAATCAACATAAGCCAACCCCCTAGAAGGAAGTTTTAAGGATCTCCAGTCTTGAGATACCGTTACGTTCGATAGAAGGTCTGCTACGGCGTCCGTGAGCTTTCCATCAAAATGTTCTGTAGGTGTAGGCTTACTTACGTCGTTTGGATCATTATGAATAGGTTTAGTGATTTGTTGGGAGGGACGTGTAGCTACTGGAGCCTCTGGAATATTCACACCTTCTCCTGGCTCGGCACCTGATTTCTCCATATGCTCTCTCGCCATCTCAATAAGGCTTTTTTCTTTTTCGGGTTTTGACATGTTTAATTAAAATAGTTTGGAACTATTATACTAT